AGGGTCTTGTAGACAGTACCATCAAGGACTTCATATTCCTGACGATCTGCTGTTCTGGTGAGTGTTACTGTGCTTGCCTGTGCGTCGTAAGTGTCACCATCGATAGTTAGTGACAAATCCCGACCAGTGATAATGGTTGTAGCCATTCTAGTTTCCTATCTCGGTGATAACTTCGACAATCATTTCAGCAGTAAGCAAATCAGACTGTCCAAGATTCGTGGGTCGAACATCGGTTGTGTCGAATACTGTGTACCCGACTGGGAGAGCTGCATAAGTATCAAAGATTAGTTCCTCGAGCGTATTCAATGCAGCCTGGTTATTGGTCATTGCGACAGCAAAAGTCAGACGGAATCTTGCCCTGTATTTTGAACGCCCGATTGCTACGGGTTGAATGTATGGACTGTCGGGAACAATCACAACAGCAGGAGCAAGCACTACTTCGGGTGGGAAGAAGTACACATTGGCAGACAATGAAGCAAGTAAATCTGCCAAATCCTCTCTTACAGTTGCGAGGTTCATCCAACGAACATTCCTTCATCAAAATATGGGGCAAGCAATCCACTCACTTTTGAAGTGAATGAACGCCCAGTTCTGAATGGTGCTGGTGTGAAATCAATAGCGACTTGCTGACCTCCAGCCGAGTTCTGTGTCTGAAATAGATCAATACACAAAACTAATGCGGCTTCCTTCATTGCAGGTGGTTCATCATCGAACGATGCAGCTGTGACATATCCTTCAATAACATCAGTTACTGAGTCGATGACCTGTTGCAGAGTTGGGTCTGCATACAGGTTACCTATGCCAAGTGCTGTTTTCAGTTCTTCGACTGTGACAAGTGCCATGTGATTCCTTTGTGGTTGGTAGGGCCTGGGAAGGCTCAGGCCCTACCAAGTCTCAACTATGCCTGGTACTTACGAACGCCGGATGGCTTCAAAACCTTAGCGCAAACATAACCGGTGATGGAAACTTGTACGGAACCATCGGTCAAAATGTTGGTGCGAAGATTTGTAAGAGGGGATTCCCAGAATCCGACAGCATCTGGAGCAACGAGGAATGCAGAGTTATCTACAAGTCCTGCAGCACTGATGTTGTGATCTGCTCGGAAGGTTGCGCCGAATACTGAACCGATTGGGCTGGAGATTCCAACTGAACCGGAAGCATTGCTTGGTGCAATAGCGTTGAACACTGGTCGGTCTTGATCATCGACTGCGCCGATAAGTTCTGACCACCATGAGGTGTTACCAATGATTTGGTTTGCAATCAAGCCACCAGTTGCGCCATAGGCAACAGGTACTTCAGTTGCAACGAACTGTTGGAGACCTTTCCAGTCTGCAGCTTGTACAGTTGCAGATGAACCACCTGCAAGCAATTCAGCCAAAAGGTATTCATCTGATGCTTTTGCATATGAACGGCGAAGTTCATTCAAAACGATTTCACCGAATGATGGTTCTGAACGATCCAAAAGTTCTACTGAAATTGTTTGCATACCAGCAATTTTGACAACATCGAGAGTTAGATAGTCAGATTCGACTGCTTGCTCTGGAGTTGGGTCTAGTTCTGGGGTAACATCACTGAGCGCATATTGCGTGATGTTTGGAATGGTGTACGAGAGGCCAACAGAGGGCAATGCGCGAACACCGACGGCCTCGACGGCCGGTCTATTCGAAAAACTTGCCGACAAGTATTGAGGCAAATTACGGCTAAGTGTAAAACCGGTGTTATTGCCAGTGTCTGATTGTGCTTCGACAAGGATTCGCTTTGATTCTTCATTGCCTGATGCAGCAAATACTGCATGGGCAAGTGCATCGCCTTCGGTCAATGGCTTGACTCGAGGGCGAGTGTAAATTGGGGCAGGTGCAGAAGCTTCAACCACTGGGGCCACTTCGATTTCCTCTACAACTACCTCTGGGTTTGTGTTTTCCACAGTAGTTTCCTCTTCTACGGATTCAGCAACCTCGGATTCAGTTGCTGCAACTTCAGTGATTTGAGCATCTGCCCCGAAGGCTGGTCTGCTGACCACTGAAACTTCAAGTAATTCGGCTGCCATAACAGTCATGACGCCATCTTTGCTAACTTCATAATCTAAAACATTCGCACCAACAGAGAAGCCAGTACGCAAACCATCCTGCGCTTCAATAATTGTGTCGGTTCCACGAGTCGTTTTAGAAACTTTGAACTTGCCATCAATACCATTCTCAGTAATTGAGAACTCCATTGCGCGACCAATTGGCTTCGTGCCATCATGCTCGAGCAACAGTTTCACATTCTTCGGATCAAGTTCAACGAATGAACCTTCAGCGAAGATAACTTTGCCGGCACTGGTGTTGCCAGGCTTACCAAATGGCACAATCTGGCCAGCAAGAATACGAGATTCTTCGTCTGCTGCCTGAATGTCTGCACTAAATGTTAGATGCATCATTGTCATTTCCTCTCGGGGCTAAATCTTCAAACTCTCGAGCCTCACCAATATCAATGATTCCTGCTTCGAGCAGTTTGATAGTCACATCGACACGCTCCAACGCTGAACCACGCAAGAACTCGTCGAGGCTAAACCTGAAAACCACATCACGAGTGGAGAAGTCAGGCATATTCAAACGATTTTCGACAGCCACCAGGTATGGCATTAGGGAAAAGTCCACAAGGTTTCTACGCTCGGACTCAACATTGGAGTAAGTCATCGAGGACATCTGTGCGCCAAGATAATACTCAGGCAGATTCATCACACGAGCCAACTCGGCTGCATGATAACGGCGTGACTCAACGAGTTGTTGGCTGGCTGGGTCGAAACCAACAGTTTCGATCTTCATCGATGCATCAAGGTACGCAGTTGCGCGTTCGCGCCGGGCGGCTTTCCAACCAGCCAACAAGTCTTGAATCTTCGCAGCAGGTAGCGAAACACCTTCATTCTTCAAAACCACCTGAGGAGCAGGTTCCTTCGCAGCACGAGATGCTGCCTCTTCTAATTCGATAGCAGTTTCAATGGTTCGACCTGCACGAGACAGGACACCATCTTCAAAACTTGGGAAATAGATGACCGAACCAACACCTGATTGAGGTAGATCGTATCCGTCATAGTTGTAGCCGACCACATTGTTGTTTTGGTCAGTGTTTTCCTGAATGAGGCTAGGGTCAAGCCATCGGAAATGTTGAATCTTGTTATCTGAATACATCGAAATGATTTGGCAGTACGAGCCACCATAAAAAATCATCGAATCAAAAATGTATGACCAAGTCACGCTTGCAGGGTAGGCAGGGTCTGGCTGATATTGCAAAGGAATATCAGGAAGCCGACGCCAATCGTAACGATTGTAACGATGAAGTGGCAACGAACCACAAGTACCAGCAATCAGGTTCCTGGCGCGCATAACTGCCGGAACAGTTACAGCTCTTTGCCGACTTACCCTGGGTACGCTTGTAGCCCACCAGTTCGGAAGAAATTGATTTTCATAGGCTGCTCTGACTTGGGGCTCAAGCGATGGGGCAGACTCGGTACGCAGATTGCGAAAAGTGTCCAGTAATCCCATTGTGACATTGTATCACATGGTGAGACACAATCGTCTCAATATGCGAACGTAACTTCCTGGTGTGTCTTCGTGGCATGGTGCACAGCAATAATCGAGGCAACAGCAGCACTGATATTCGTGTGGCTATCTTTGCGAACTACCCTCCAACCACCATCGGCAGCAGGTTTCCTCACACAAGCCATAAAGTGGGCAGTCAAAGTATCATGACCAGTATGTTGAAGTCTTTGCGAGTTCAGACCTGCCAGGACTTCGTCACAGGCTTGCGCGAAGATGCTTCCAGAAGTATCAGCAACAGCAAACCTGGCAGAAGCAAGGCGACTACCAATATTCCCAGCAGTCCAGCGATCATACCCCAAAATGACAGTAGAAAACTTGCGCATGATTTCAGCAACATCTGAAGCGATTTTGACATCATCAATCACCCCCTCATCAGCAACCCAAGATTTCACCAAACCGAACTTGACCTTCTCGCCATCCTTCTGCGCTGCAACAAGGTCGGCTCTGCGCCTATCGATGGAAACATCTAAACCAAAATAGGTGTGTTCACTGGGCTCGAACTTAAGGTCATCGACTGCACACGCTTCCCATGTCCCATACACCCAAGGACTTTCAAGTGCTCGAACCCAGCGACACAAACGCTCCGTTAGGAACGCCTCCATCCTACCAGTTTTCAAAGCATCTTCAATAGCCTTCAGTTTTGTTCGATACCCGAGCGCAGGGTTCGCCTGTTTCCAAGCCTCAACATCAAGGTGAGACAAGTCAGGGTCACTCGACCATTCGAACCAGCCGAACGAATCATCCTGAAAAGTGAGAGCTGTAGATCGTAACTCATTCAAAACTGTTGAATGGTCAGACCCAGCATTCGAAGTCACCCAAATCTGGGCATTCGGATAAGAAGTAGTTACAGGCACAGCAGCAGTCCAAGCCTCATCACTGATTTCACGCAACTCATCCACCCAAAGCGAACCAGTGAACCCACGAACAGCATCACGATTAGCAGCCAAGATAGTCCACGAACCACGACCAATCTTCAACGCCTGGCGACCATTCGCCTGATAAAACTTCATGCGTGAAGCATCCCACAAACCAGCAGCAACCAGATCATCATAAGCCTGAACCAACTGATGCTCAGCCTGCTTCAAAGTCTGAGCCATAGCAATCCAAGTGTCCTCCCACAAATAAATCCCCGCCAACAAACGCAACCGCATCAAAGCAGACTTACCCTGCTGACGAGCAACCAACACACCCACCATCGAACGAGACCAATCCCCATTCTTCTCATGACGCAAACCCTCAGTCAGCACATGAACCTGC